ACCTGTTAGAACAACATCACCTTGTTCACCCCAAGCGTTTTCACCCCAAGATAATCTACCCCAACCAAAGTCAACTGTTGAAGTTACACTTAAGCTTGATGATAATGGTTGACTTGATGTGTATTGATAACTTGTGAGTGTGGTACCTTCTTCAAGTTGTCCTCCCCATACATGCACTCCTGAAGTGGTATCTCCTGCAAATGAAACTGTTGTAGCATTTTCCATTACTCCTATTAGAACCCTATTAGAAAAGGGATTATTCTTCATAGTAAATGCTCTTGAAATTCTACATCTGTACCATCCATCTCCTATGTCTGTTATTGAAGATGTTATACCTGATCCTGTTGATGCTATTGTACCAGTTGATAAATTAAAAACAGCTGTATCAGAAATAACACTATTGCCTAGTTCATCTATTGTAAGATTAATAAAATCATAACCTGCAGATTTTGCAAAAATACTAAAAGTATAACTTTCACCTGTGGTCATCAGACCACCACCAGTTCCAGATCCGCCACTGCTTAAAAAAGCATCTAGCCTGTGTGTGTTGTTATCATTACTAGGAATAACAGAGGACGCCTCTGAGGTGCCGTTAGGAGCTGCAACACCTTTTGATACTGTAGTTCTTGTTCCACTCCAAGCTCCAGTGCTTGAAATTATATTTTCAGAATGAGTTAATAAATTTTCACCAAGAACTCCTGCGTTTAAAGCAAGGCCTGTTACAGAGACAGTCGTATTAGCTTGACTGCCCCAATTACCTACGTTCCATGTAAGCGAACCCCAAGTATTGGCCATAGGAAGTTACCTCCCTATTATCCAGAGATTCTTAAGATCGCTGCTGAAGTTGTAAATGCTGGAAACTGAATTGTAAAAGTACCAGAAGTAGCTGTTTTATCTGCTCCGAAATCTAAAACCGCAACAGCTGCATTAGTAGTTGCAGATGAAGTGTTATAGATTAAAGCTCCTCTAGCTGTCAAAGTTACACCAGTAAATGATCTGTCAGCAAAATCAACTATAGCAACACCTTTACCAGTTCCTGAACCGATAGAAGTTCCACCATTTGTTAATGCGCCACCGCCTGATGTATATTGACCACTGTTACCTACTTCGTTAGTTGCACTGAAAGCAGTAGTAGTTGAGTTTAGAGTAGCCGAAGAAGTATAAAGAGCTATTTTAAATTTATCACCACCTGAAGCTTTAAAGTTGTGATCACCTTCTAACAATTGTTTTTTAAAAGCATTTGCAATCGCTTGTGTTATAGCCATATTTTTTTCTCCTTATTTACCACCGACTCGAGGAACACCTGATTGATATTCATCTCGTCTTCTTCTTCCCATTTGTTCTATCGAGAAGCCTTCTACCACTTGTTTATACTTTCCTTCGTATAATTGCAAGAGATCATTAGGTCCCTTTAGAAAAGAAAATGCTTCGACTAAGCATGCATACAAAAGTCCGTTGGGAAAATACTTACTTAAGTATGTTTCTGTATTTGTACTAGATAATCCAGGGTCTTTCAAGATATAATTTAATTGAATCTGATAAGTAGAGTTTGGAGTAGGAGCCAAAACAATAGTATTATTATCCCACATACCATAATATTTAGGCTCTCCTGTGACACCTGTAGAATTAAATTCTGACATAAAACTAGTATCTCTGTATTCTAAAAAATTTCTTGTAGAACCAGACCCACCATCTACTATTTGAGCTGATCTCACAATCAAAGCATTATCTGGTAAGTCTATAAATCTTTGATTGTTTACTAAATTAGCTGTTGCATATCTTCTGTTATTATCAGAGTCTACTTCTCTAAATATTCTCAACTCAGCATCTTCAATAAATCCATTTACAATAGTAGAAGTTAAAACATTTGAATCAACCTCTGTATAATCTCTAATCTTTTGAACTAATTCAGCGTACGTCATGATATACTAATTTGCACCTCTCCCATTTCCATATTAGCTTGTCTCTTATTATTTGCAATAGAACCGTCTTCAGGGACCATACCACTTGAATTAAAAGCAAAGTCTCCAGGTAAAGTTAAGTCAACTGCAATTCCTCCACCGCCTCCACTGTTAATATTAAAATTTTGTGGTCTAGCATTTAATAAACCTTGTCCATCAGCAACAGCTGGTTTTGGTTCTAATTGTGGTTGCTTTGGTTCAAATTCAGAAACATGAACTCTAGATCCATTCCATTCAATAACCATTTCTTTATATGGAAATGCTTGACCTGAACGATCTGAAATAAACTGTGCATATTTTCCTTTTGATAGTCCCATTATAATCCTTCGTAATAAGTTTTAGGTGTAATAAAAGAACTTGAAGCAGAACCATCTTCTTCAAGAGCTCTTTTTAATTCGTCTTCGTAAAGTAATTTTAATTCTTGAGTTCTTTGTGGTGCAAACTTTTGTGATAAATAATAAGTTAAACCTGCAACCATACAAGGCACAAATCTATATGGCACATCCGCTTCATTAGTATATGCTCCTGCATCTTGTATTCTTTTAACGTAATAATAATTTAAAAAATTTCCTGCCTCTGTGCTTCCAGGAGTTAAGTATAAAGTTATTGTAACTCTATCTATAAATCTTTGGACCCAATATTGTGTTGGTGTTCCTGTTTGAGTTTTGTTTGATAGACCTTGATATCCAGATCTATTTATTTTTGTTAAGGGAAAGTCTACACTATCTGAAGTTCTATACACCGCCTCTAATACATCATCTACACCAAAAACAGCTGTAGCATCAGATGTTCCATCTGCTGATGATCTAAACATTGTATATTCTGATTTACCAGCAACTAATGTAATTGAATTATTTGCAACTTCCCAATAGTGCAAACCTCTGTTTGCCCATTCTTGAAACAATATATTTAAAGAACGTCTAGCTGTTTTTATATTATTACCTGAATAATCAAACATACCTATTCTTTCATAGGCTTCTGTGATTATGTCATCAATAAAAAAACTTGACTCGAAAGTTGTTGTTCCAGAGGTAGCCATTTATTAACCTCCTATTTGTCAATCAATAGTGTTGCACCTACTAAATTAGCAATTGCAGAAACTTTCATTCCACCTTCAAATAAAATTCCATCTTCAGGTATGTTAAATGAAAAAACATCACCTTCAGGACAATCTCCTTGAAATAAAGTCGTACTATCTGTGTTGTCTTGCAAAGTTATTGATCCAGCTCCAGATCCATCAGAAGCTAAAATCATTCCTCTCAATCTAGTTCTACCAGCAAAAACTGCGCCTGTTCCTGAAACTCTAACTGCTTTTACGTCACCCTTCATAATTTTTCTCCGTTAAATTTATATGGGCCCGAAGGCCCATATTAAATTAATTTATTATCCTTCTAAACCAGCGTCAACAACTGTGTATGTAAATATACCAGTTACTGTTCCACCAGTAGCCGCAGATGAACCGACAATACCTGTTACAGTAGATGCAGCAGTAATACCTCCAGCAACGACTAATGCACCATCAGCACCTTTTAAAGTACCTTTAGTATCACTGTCAACTTCGTTGAAGAAACCATCTGGGTCAGCAGAAGTTCCAATATCAACTGTTGGGTTAGTACCACCTGTAGATCCTCCAATAGTCATGAAAGAAATAGGAATAGCACCTGCTGGTAAAACAAATGTTTGACCTGCAGTTGCTGACGTTCCAATTCTTACAGCTGTTGCACCAGATGCAGTTGGGTCAAATGAAATAACTTCCGATAAAGTTACAACACTTGGTGTTGCGTTTCCTTTTCCAGCACCGCCGTTTGATCTAACGATACCTTGGAATGTAGTTGTAGCCATATTATTATCCTCCTAATTACGTTTACACAGTCTTTAGGCCGTCGCTGTACGCGTCTATGTAAACTTATTTGTACAGATTTAATTTATATACTAGATTTATATAGAGTGCAAGAGAGCCTACAATGCGGATTGGATTTTTCCAACGATGTAGCTTTTTATTAAGTAGCTACTGAAACTTCAGGAGCAGATTTGTGTGCAGCTTTTGCCTCTGCCATTTTTATATGGTTTATCAACTCTCTAACTTTGTGGTCGATTCTAACCATATCAAGAGTATATCTTCCATTACTCTTATGTTCCTGCTCCCACTTCTTGTCTAGAGCTTTTTTCTGTTGGTAAAGCTCCTGGATGTGGTTGTCCATTTATAACCTCCTCATAGGTTATTCTGTGTCTACGAGAGTCATACATATCTCCCGTGTACTCCCAAACTATATCATTTTCTCCTAACTTGTCAACTATAGCTTGTTCGAGCGAAACTGGATCATCTTTAGATAATACTTCAAATTTTGAATAATNGTCGTAGGCGTTGATTGTAACTTGAAATTTTTTCATACAATTTTCTTTCTAATTTTTAATTGTGGCGGAACGGTGTTCCGCCACATAATGTTAAGTATTAAGCACCTGGTGATGCAAAGATACCTCTGAAGTCAGATACTCCAAATGAATATCTTTCTCTAGCTTTGTATCTTACGTTACCAGTATCGAAATCACCTTCCATAGCAGTTTTAATTCCTGCTCTTTCGAAGTATTTCATGCCGTTTGGTACATCAGTAAGGATGTAGAACGCATCTGTATCAGTTAAGAAGTTGTTGATTCTGTAACCTTGTGGGATCATACCCATAGATACGATTGCATTTACATCGTTATCTGCTGTTCCTACTCTACCTTGAGACTTCATTAATCTCTCAGCTGTGAACTGTAACTCTGAAGGGATAATCATTTTGACACCTCTTGCAGCAATTTTTAGACCTCTTTCGTCAGTCATTGCAGCAATGTCAATTAATGATTGCTCTAAAGAAGTTTCGTTCAAGTCAGCAGCTACTGTTAAAGTGTTTTTAACAGAACCTGAGATTGTCGGGTGAGCTGTATTAAATAAAGATACACCGTCACCTGATGTGAAGCTTCCAGATGGTAGACCGTTAATTAACGGGCTAACAGCTTTTACTTGTTTTGTATTCGCCATAGATCTAGCTAATGCTTTTGTATATCTACTAGCAAGTCTGTCATACAAGTTATCCTCAATTGCTTCTTCA